ACATGATTTATTGGAAGAGCTAAAGACAAAGTCAGAAGATTTAAAAAAAGATTTGCAAACTATCTTTGCTACTATCTACACACCACGGTTTCATAAGACCACTGGTAAACCATTAAAAGATCATGTCGATGAGTTTAATCCTAGCTCTCGTAAACAAATCGCTGAAAGATTACAAAAGAAATATAACTGGGTACCCACCAAAACAACACCAACGGGACTACCAGTTATTGATGAACAAGTTTTAAAAGAGTTACAATACCCAGAGGCCAAGATGATTGCAGAATATTTATTGTATGAGAAACGTGTATCACAAATTAAATCTTGGTTAAAGAATGTAAAAGATGATAGTCGGGTGCATGGCAGAGTGATAACTCTTGGTTGTGTCACATCTCGTATGAGTCACTATGGCCCCAACATGGCACAAGTACCAGCGAGTTATTCACCTTATGGTAAAGAGTGTCGTTCACTGTGGACTATAGAAAATCCAGATAAGTATTGTTTGGTAGGCTCTGATGCTAGCGGCCTGGAGCTACGTTGCTTTGCTCACTACCTACAGAATCCTAAATTTACTGAACAAGTTGTAGACGGAGACATACATACCTACAACCAAAACATTATCGGATTAAAAGATAGACCAACGGCAAAGACTTGGGTGTATGCATTTATTTATGGAGCTGGCGATGCAAAACTTGGTCAGATAGTTGGTGGCAATACCGATGCCGGACTCGCTAGTCGTAAACGATTTATAAATAAAGTTAAAGGTATGAAGACACTGACAAATAATTTAATTAATTTATTACAACGACGAAAGCGCAAGTATGGAGAGTACCAATTGGTTGCGCTTGATAAAAGAATTCTACTTGCTCGATCCATCCACTCCAGTTTGAATACACTTATTCAAGGAGCGGGTGCAATCATATGTAAGCAATGGCTGCTTAATATTATTGATGAGGTCGACAAGCAGAATGTGGATGCCAAGCCAGTGGCTAACGTCCATGATGAGGTACAGTTTGAAGTCCGTAAGGAACAAGCTGTAGATTTTGGTAACATAACAAAGGAGGCAATGAAACGTGTAGAAAAACAATTTAATTTACGATGTCCACTTGATAGTGAGTACTCAATCGGCACCACTTGGAAAGACACTCATTGATTGTGGATAACTCAACAGTGTGTTACACTGTACAAATGTTTGTGAAAAAAACATAAAATTTTATTAACTTTTATATAAGGAGAAAACCATGTCAAAAATATCTGGCACTGCATACTGGGCGAAAGTCCATCAACCACACTTTGATCAATACAATGAGCAAGGTATCTTTTCCATTGATGTAACAGTGGATGCAAAGACTAAGAAACAACTACAAGATTTGGGTCTTGGTCCTCGTATTAAAACTAAAGGCGATGAGAGAGGTGAGTTCATTACTATAAAAAGAAAGTACACTCGTAAAGATGGTACGAAGAACCTTGCACCTCGTGTTGTAGATTCTAAAAGAACACCTATTAGTTCTGATATTTTAATTGGTAATGGCTCGTTAGTAAACGTAGCTTTTGACACTTATGATTATAATGTCGGAGGCAACAAAGGTGTCGGTGCATCTTTAACAGCTGTGCAAGTAGTTAAACTAGTTCAGTACAGTCCTTCTGAAAATTTAGATGAGTTCGAGGAAGAGTCTGGATATCAGGCTCCAACGAACGGCGCATCTAAAAATGAGTTGGAAGACGATAAGCTTCCGTTCTAATGTCTAGTAAGAAAAGCATAGATACTCTTGTAAAAGATATTTACAAGTTGTTTGATGAGGGTAACGATAGAAAACCGAAGCCACATGATTTAAATAAATTTGCAGAGAGTGTGAAAGATGCTGTTCTTACTTACTTAACAGAAAAACAATCTGGTAGCCGAGGTATTCGTATGTCGAGCCTCGGTAAACCAGATCGTCAACTATGGTATGAGTTATATAAACCAGAATTAAGAGAACATATGCCAGCTCATGCACGAATTAAGTTTTTATATGGGCATATATTAGAGGCACTATTATTATTACTATCTAAAACGGCAGGTCATTCTGTCACTGATGAACAGAGAACTTTAAAGCTTGACGGAGTAACTGGACATCAAGATGCCGTGATAGATGGGGTTGTTGTTGATGTTAAGTCAGCATCTCAGTTTGGTTTTAGAAAATTTAGAAACAACGATATTACACCAGAGACTGATGCCTTTGGATACCTTCATCAGATCGCAGCATATTCAGAAGCAAACAATAACGACAAGGTAGCTTTTCTTGCCATTGATAAACAAAGCGGAGCACTAGCATTGTGTCGTCCAGACAAGTCTGATGTACCTAATGCACGAGAAAGAATTAAACATTTAAGAAAAGTTTTAAAAGACAAAGACAAGCCACCACCAAGGTGTTATGATGAAGAACCAGAGGGAACATCAGGTAACATGAAGTTAAGTGTTGGATGTTCGTACTGTGCATACAAAAACGATTGTTGGTCTGATGCAAATGATGGACATGGACTACGAAAGTTTATATATAGTAAAGGGCCACGGTGGTTAACCAAAGTGGTTAGTGAGCCTAATGTTTCAGAAGATATTCCATGAGTATTCTTAGAAAAGAAAAAGGATTCTATAGGTCTATCTTTGAAGCCACTGTATGTGGTAAGCTTGATGAAGACAAGGTTGACTTTGAGTATGAAACCCTAGTCATTCCCTATGTTGTTCCGGAGATCAAGAAGACATACACTCCAGATATTATATTATCGAATGGTATTATAATAGAACTCAAGGGACAGCTTACAAAAGAAGATAGAGCCAAACATCTGTGTATAAAACAACAGAGACCAGACTTAGATATTAGATTTGTACTACAAAATTCTAGGAATAAACTTTACAAAACTAGTAAAACAACTTATGGTGATTGGCTTAGTAACAATAATTTTATATGGGCAGATAGATTTGTACCAGTGGAATGGATAGATGAAAGACCAAAAGAAATCAACACAACAGATATATTCGTTAAACCCAAACCAAACCCGGATTGCTTTAGACCCTACACTCGATACGATTACCGAGGTAAATAGAGAGGGAGAAAATGAGAGAGCATTATTCAGAGCTGTTATTTACCAAGCTTTATTGGATGCTAGTAACGAAAATGAAAATGTTTCTAAAGAGTCTGTGCAAGTTAGGGAAGATGCTGTTCGCTGGTTCAGTAAAAGCGTCGGTGTTACTGCTACTTGGTTTGTTGATGTGTGTGATCTTGCTGGCCTTAATTATCAGCAAGTTCGTTCTTTCGCTAGGAAACTTATTGATGAGCCTACCAGCTCAGACTTTCAGAGAAAAAGATTAAATGTACTATTAAACATGACCCACAAAGAGGAGACAAAATGACTGACGATTTAGTAAACAACCCACCTCACTATAAATATAATGACAAAGGTATTGAGTGTATTGAAGCCATCGAAGCTGCACTAACACCTGAAGAGTACCGTGGATACTTACGTGGACAAGTTATGAAATACACTTGGAGATGTAATTACAAAGGTAAAAGATTAGAAGATTTGCAAAAAGCTCGATGGTATTTAAATAGATATATTGAATTGCTAGAAAAAGAATGATAGTATCTGATGTTCCGATACTTGAAATAATCTGCTCACTGACCGCATGTGTATCAGTTTACTTGTATGGTAACGGATCACTGAAAGCACCATTGTTTGGTATTTGCTCACAACTTTTTTGGTGGGCATGGACAATACAAGAGGGTCTATACTTTATGATGATGTTGAATGTGGTGATGACATTAACACATATTAGAAACATAATTAAAATGAAAGGGAGACGATGACGACTTTACCAACTGTTTATCAACAATTTATCCACAAGTCTAGATACGCTAGATGGCTACCTACAGAAAAGAGAAGAGAAGAATGGCACGAAACCGTAGCTCGTTACTTTGATTTTTTTGAGAAACAAATAGAAAAGAATTGTAAATATAAAATAGATAAGAAGACCAGAGAATATCTTGAAAATAAAGTTTTAAATTTAGAGGTCATGCCCTCTATGAGAGCATTAATGACAGCCGGTCCGGCCTTGGAAAAAGAAAACATTGCGGGGTATAATTGTTCTTATGTACCCATAGATCATCCAAAAGCTTTTGACGAAATACTTTACGTGCTTATGTGTGGGACGGGAGTTGGTTTCAGTGTTGAAAAAAAATATACAGAACTTTTGCCTAGTGTGGCTGACGATTTCCACGATACAGAGTCTGTGGTCGTGGTCAGAGACTCTAAGCTTGGTTGGGCAAAAGCATTTCGGGAAGTCCTTACATTATTGTATGCCGGGCAAATCCCCAGGTGGGATATTTCTAATGTGCGACCGGCAGGGGCACGACTTCACACTTTCGGTGGAAGAGCTTCAGGTCCTGCACCGCTCGTTGATCTCTTCAACTTTGCGAAAGAAACCTTTGTTAAAGCAAAAGGCAGAAGACTAACTCCGCTTGAGTGTCATGACCTTGTCTGTAAAGTTGGTGAGATTGTTGTAGTTGGTGGTGTCAGACGATCAGCTATGATTAGTTTATCTGATCTTAACGACAGAGACATGAGAGATGCCAAGTCTGGTGAATGGTACAGAGTAGAAGCACAACGTGCATTGTCAAATAACTCAGCCGTATATGAAACAAAACCAGATAATATCGGTACCTTTATGGAAGAGTGGTTAGCTCTTTATAAATCAGGCAGTGGTGAAAGAGGTATCTTTAATAGACAAGCATCAAAGACAGTTGCTGCAAGAAACAAAAGACGTGATGATAGTTTTGAGTTTGGAACCAACCCATGTTCAGAAATAATTTTACAGCCTTTTCAATTTTGCAACTTGTCTGAGGTAGTGGTTCGTGAAGATGATCACGAAGAAGATTTACTTGATAAAGTTGAGGCAGCTACAATCCTTGGGACTATGCAAGCAACCCTAACTAGTTTTAAATATTTGAGAAGACAATGGAAAGATGCAACAGAGAAAGAAAGATTGCTCGGAGTATCTTTAACTGGTATTATGGATCACAAAATATTATCTGGTGATGTTTATAATCAGGCAATTCTTCCAGACTTGTTAAAAAGAATGAAACAAAAAGCCGTGGATGTAAATAAGATATGGGCTAAACGATTTGGTATTAATCAGGCCACAGCTATCACGTGTGTTAAACCATCTGGAACTGTGTCACAACTAGTCAATGCTGCATCAGGCATACACGCTAGACATAACGAACATTATATTCGTAGAGTTAGAGGTGATAAGAAAGATCCACTAACACAGTTTTTACAATCACAAAATATACCAACAGAAGATTGTGTTATGAAACCAGATGCAACTGCGGTCTTTTCTTTTGTAGAAAAAGCACCCAAAGGGTGTGTTACTCGTAACAAAAGATCGGCGCTTGAACAACTAAACCACTGGCTAGTGTATGCCAAGTATTGGTGTGAACATAAACCAAGTATAACTATATCAGTAAATGACAACGAGTGGTTAGGTGTAGCAGACTGGTGTTGGAATAATTTTGATGATCTAAGTGGTGTGTCGTTTCTACCAAACTTTGGACATGTATATCAACAAGCACCATACGAAGATATTGATGAAGAAGAATATAATAAATTAAAAAAGGATCAACCAAACA